GTCTGTGCAGTCTTGGCGCCAAAGTTTGATAAATTTGGAGGATGATATGGAATTTTTAACACTTACTAATGTAGTTACTGATGATTATATAAAACAGATCGAAAGGACGGAAAGAGTAATTATTCCGAAGTCTCGCATTGTTGAAGTGTTGGAGTGTACAGATCATTATGACGCCGATAGCTGTTATAAAAGTCAGGTTATTGTTTTATATAATACTTGTCATCAAGAATATTTAGTAACAGAAACAATCGATGAAATATACGATATGTTGAAATAGCTTTTGAAAAAATAAACGAAAGGAGGCAATCAAAATAACTTACGATTATTTAGAGATTCCAGAAATACTATTATCAAATTTCCGAGAGTAGATAGCCTCGGTTTTTGTTTTACAAAAATAATAAAGGGGTGGGGTAGTATGCCACGAGTACAGCGTTGCAAGGTGGCAGGTTGCCACGCGCTGATAGATAGAGATAGTCTGTGCTGTGATAAGCACAAAGCACAAGAGCAAGAGATTAGAGCAAAACGCGAACGTTACAGCAGAAGTAGATATAACAAATACAAACGTAATCAAGACGAGGAGAAGAAAGAACAATACAGCTTTTATCGAAAAGGTATTTGGTCTTCGTTGAGATTGAATTGCTTAAAGAGAGACAATTACATTTGCCTGTACTGCCTAGCGCAAGGTAGGGTGACGGCTAACAGCAAAATAGCAGACCACATTGTGCCGATTGAGTTCAATCCAGCTCTAAAAGCGGAGCTAAAAAACTTGGCGACAGCATGTAGTGATTGTCACAAGCTGAAAACAAAGTGGGAACAAAAATATTATGGTACAGGTCGAAATAACGAAATTAAAAAAGACGCAAAAGAAATTCACGACATAAAAATCATTTCAAATCTGATGAGGAAATAAATTTTAAAATCCCCCCCGCACCCTTGCGAAAGCAAGAGAGCCGCGACAAGATGTCGTCTTACATCGCGCGCCAATTTTTCAAATTTTTATGGGGTGTCATGGGGGACGGATTAGGAGGTGAGTTCGCTTGGTTAAAAATCCTTATTATCGGCAGAACAAAGGGCGTTTACCCAGCGACCCGCCGAACTACTTGGGAAAGGTAGCTAGCGAGGTTTGGCGCAAAATCGTTCCGTTTTTAGAAAGCACAGAAAAGGTACAGCGGATTGATAGCTTGTTAGTCGAAACCTACTGCACAAACTACGAAATCTACAAATTAGCTTATGAAGATATAAAAGAGAATGGTATTCAGCAAGAGCTAACAAAGCCAGTCCAAGCGCAAGGCTCTGGCGAGATTTTGGGCGAGCAGTTCTTGGGGTATAAAAAGAACCCAGCAGTTGCCACAATGAAAGACGCTATCGATATATTGAATAAAATAGCTGTTCAGTTAGGCTTGACCCCTAAAGGTCGAGCGGATTTACTGGCGGTTGCTAGTGAAGATAAGGACAAGGTTTCAACAGCAGAAATGCTGAAAGAATTTTTAGGGAAATAATATTTTATAGACACCTTGACGGTCGCGATGTCAGAAAAACTACGCCAAAAACTGCGGAGATGGGTTACCCGTGCAGGCAGAGTAAGCAGTTTTAATGCCTGATGGCTCGAAGTGACTGAGGAGGCACGCTGGACTTTTAATCCAGAGGCGCGGGTTCGAATCCTGCCAAACTGTTTTCAAGACGAACAAAAAAAGGAGGTGATATAGTATGTCTAAAAATATATTTGTTTCTATCGAAGGTTGTGACGATTCGACTGATTTTTATTTGACATGTACTGATGAGCAGCTTGTTTTTCTTAGGGAGTTTGCTAAAATGACTAAGAAGGTATCTGATTATGGTTGCATGCCAATCATTTATTTATACGATGATGAAGGATCTCTTGATAAGGATGAATCGGATTATGAGAATGTAGGAACATTCTTTGAGGATGAAGAGGGCGATGGGTATAATGAATTAGATACAACTAAGTTGTAGGGTCTACAGAGTGAGAATCCATATAATGAGTCGGAAAGCGTGATAAAGGGGTGAGGAAATATAACTGAAATTGATTTAACAAAAACAAAAGATGTAATCGGTGCTTACAAAAGTATCGATTTTTCTTTTGTCCGAAAAAAGTACAACGATCCCGGAACAAAATATGCTTTTGATGTTTTGGACGGTAAGATTATTTCTTGTTATCCAATCAAGCTCGCTTGCTTTCGTCATCTCCGAGATTTAGAGCGTCAAGGTCAAGAGGACTTCCCTTATCGCTATTCCATGCAGTGTTTTAAGAACTTCTTGAAATTTGCTAACTTAGTGCCTAATATTGACAATTTGGACGAGCCGCTAGAACTTATGGATTGGCAAAAGTTCATTTTTAGTCAAATAGAGGGTTGGCAGACGTTGGACGATTTGCCGCGCTTTAAAGTTATAGTTTTATCAATCGCGCGTGCGCAAGGAAAAACAATGATAGCCGGTATTTTACAATGCCATGCGTTTTTAATCAAAAGTCTTGGTTTATCAAATCAGGACTTTTTAATTAGCTCAATCAACTTTGAGCAAACTATGAAGCTGTTTGGCTATGTCAAAAGTATGATGGCTAAAGTGATTGAGAAAGAGCCTTTTAAGTCATTAGCGCAAGAGATGAATTTGCGGTTGTATTCGCGAGAGATTAAAGCAACAAATGATAACAATGTTATTAAGACAATATCTTTTGAATCCGGCAAGTTTGACTCAAGTCACTTTTCACTGGCCGTAGCAGATGAGGTAGGAGAATTAACTAGAGATGACGGCATTTCTAAGATTACTTCCGGGCAAATTGGCACGCCGGACGCTCGCTTTGTAGAAATTTCCACATCTTACCAAGTACCAGACGTACCATTCCACAAAGAGCAGAAGAAACTCATTGAAGTTATGGAACGGGATTTTGACAGAGCAAGCGACGACCAGCTTTGCTTGATTTGGACGCAGGATAGCCTAGAAGAAACATTTCAGCCCGATACGTGGGCTAAAAGCAATCCGCTACTCAATCTACCAGACAAGCACGACAAGCTCCTCAGAGGGCTTATATCGGAGCGAGATAAGAAGATGCTTATGGGTAAGCTAGCAGACTTCCAAGTGAAGAATATGAATTGCTGGTTAAATGCTGATTCTAATAGTTTCCTGAACTTAGAAGATATTGAGAAAGCTGTTGTAGATGATTTTCCAAGGACAGGTCGGCGCGTTTATGTGGGCGTTGACTATTCTATGAGCTCGGATAATACGGCCTTTGCATTCGTCTATCCGTATGACGACGAGGAAAAGTGGCACGTAGAACAGCACTCATTTATCCCGTGGAATCAAGCGGGAAGTATAGAAGCCAAAGAAAAACAAGACGGCTTGAATTACCGAGAATTGGAGAAAGAGGGTTACTGCACGATTACCAGCCACCCTCAAGGGCTTATCAACGACGACCAAGTCTTTGACTGGCTAGTAAACTACATAGAGGATAACCAACTTGAAGTCATCTTCTTCGGCTACGACGCTATGGGCGTGACTAAGGTAATCAAAGCCCTCGAACTGAATACGAGTTATCCACTTATGCCAATTAGACAACGCACAAGCGAGCTGAAAGACCCAACTAAGTTTTTGCAAAAAGTCTTTGTTGAAGGCTCTATCACTCGCTTGGACGATAAGATTATGGAAAAAGCGTTGATAAACGCTGTTGTCAAAGAGGATAACATTGGTATACAAGTTGACAAGATGAAATCAACCTTGAAGATTGACGTAGTAGACGCTATTATCGACGCTATGTATCAAGCTATGTACCATTACGAGGATTACGGGCTTGTGAATGATAAAAGTTATATGGTAGAGCACATGTCCGCAGAAGCCGTTAAAGAATGGTTTGAATCTGCGGAATCTGGACTAATTGACGAAGATTGGGGAGAAAATGAAGATTTTTAAAACATTTTTCAGCCTTTTATGGGCTTTTTTTGATGTCATTATGTTTTTGGCAGCAGCAATCACAATCAATGTGACAATGTATTTTGCGGGTTGGTTGGCGTTTGGCATCTGCTTAACTATTACGTTTATTTTGGCCGGATTGGTTAGCGAACTAGCGCCTAGAAAGGAAGATAAATGAGTGTGTTATTAGTGATTTTGGGGTTAGTAATTGGGCTTGCGTTATCTCCATTCTTTTTTCTTATGATGATAACTCTAATTATGGTTGTCGGTTCTGTTATTTATGAAATTGTTGAAGCTATTGTTAGAGCTATTTCAAGTAAATAGAAAGGAGGTGAACCTATGCCGATATTTAAACCACCTAATTTTTTGAATTTAGCAGAAGAAAAGAAACCGGCTGATTTAGACCGGTTTTTTAGCGGAGATGACGCAAGTTATCTCGACCAATTCTTATCTGGCAGCGAGTGGGTGTCTGCTAAGAACGCCTTGAAAAACTCGGACTTGTTCGCAGTTATCAATCAGTTATCAAGTGACTTAGCAAATGCACGTCTAACCGCTAAGCGCAAGAAGACGCAGGGTATTTTAGATAATCCAAGCGTGAACGCGAACAGACACGGATTTTATCAAGCTATCTTTGCCCAATTGCTTTTAGGCGGAGAAGCCTTTGCTTATCGTTGGCGCAATGAAAACGGCGGAGATGTCAAGTGGGAATTTTTAAGACCATCTCAAGTGACAGTCAATCGTTTTGAGTATGAAAATGGGCTTTACTACAATATCACTTTTGAAGACCCTAAAATCGCATCTAAGCTATACGTCCCACAAAACGACGTACTACATTTTAGATTGTTATCTGTGGACGGTGGCAAGACTGGAGTTAGTCCGTTAGCTGCCTTAGAGCGTGAAATGAAAATACAGAAATCATCTGACAATCTCACCATGAGTGCTTTAAGAAATTCCCTCAAAATGAACGGGGTTTTGAAAATTAAGAACGGCGGGTTGCTATCCAACAGCCAGAAAAAGGCGCGCTCTCGTTCGGTGATGAACCAGATGACAGGCGGGCCGCTCGTGCTGGACGATTTGGAAGAATTTACGCCGATTGAAATCAAGTCCAACATTGCCCAATTGTTAAGCCAAACAGATTGGACAAGCAAGCAATTTGCAAAGGTCTACGGGATTCCAGACAGCTATCTAGGCGGGCAAGGAGACCAACAGTCCTCTATTGAGATGATTTCCAGCATGTACGCAAACGCAGTCAGCCGTTATCTAAGACCGTTTTTAAGCGAGCTGGAATATAAGCTCGGCACAGAGATAGACAGCGATTTATTCCCTGCCGTTGACCCCATGGGCTTTACTTACATTAAGCGCGTGAACGAGCTTGTCAAGAATGGTACGGTTGCTCAAAATCAAGGCTTATACATGCTGCAACGGGCAGAAGTTGTCCCACTAGACCTACCAGAGCCCGAAAATCCAAATAATGCCATTAGGCAAGTGAAAGGAGGTGAGGAAAATGGGGGTAATTGACATTAAAGGCGACGTTGTATCAAACGACGTGGGCGAGTTTTACGAATGGTTCGGTATGTCTAGCACGTATCCGAGCAAAATTCAGCGAGCTATCGCAAATGACGAAGACGACGACATCACACTTAACATTGCGTCGAATGGTGGAGACGTTTTTGCAGCGAGTGAAATCTATACTATGCTAAAGGATTCCGGAAAGACTGTGACAGTCAATATTCAAGGGTTAGCAGCAAGCGCAGCGAGTGTCATCGCTATGGCTGGTAACACAGTCAGAATGTCACCGACGAGTCAAATGATGATTCACAAGGCGCTAGTAGACCCTGGTTATGGAAATGCAGATGATTTAGCGCATGAGTCGGATGTGTTAAATAGCATTGACGAATCAATCGCTATGGCTTACGAGCTGAAAACAGGCATGAAACAAACAGACATTTTGCAGCTTATGGCAACTGAAACTTGGATGAACGCCAAAGTCGCAGTCGATAAAGGCTTTGCAGATGAGATTATGTTTAACGAATCTGATGACGAGCCGACTTTTGAAAACGCAGTCCACCAACTGCCAAGCAAAGCAGCAATCAATAAATTTAAAAACTTGATTGCTAAAGAAAAACTGGATAAACAACCAAGCCAGCCCAAGAACTCGTTACGAGATAAGAAGCTGGCTATTTTATTGCAAAAATAAGGAGAATTACTTTATGGATATTAACACTTTAAACGCTCTCTGGATTGAGGCAGGACACAAAGTCGAAGACCTCAACGAGCAAATCAATAACGCTTTGAATGATGACAGCTTTACAGCCGAAGCATTTGAAGAATTAAAAAACAAACGCGATACTGCAAAAGTACGTCGCGACGCTTTGAAAGACCAACTCGTAGAAGCGCAAGCGCAAGCTGTTGTCGACATGAAAGATGAAGACGTGAAGCCTTTGAACGAAAATGAAGAAACAGCAAAAGCGCAATTTATCAAAGACTTTAAGAACTTGTTAAACGGCACTTACCGCAATGCAGCACAAGTCGGATCTAAGACTGACGACGGGACTAATGCAGGCTTGACGATTCCTCAAGATATTCAAACTGCGATTCATGCGCTGGTTCGTCAATACAACTCGCTGCAAGAATATGTAACTGTGGAATCCGTTTCAACAGCATCAGGTTCTCGCGTTTATGAGAAATGGTCTGACATCACGGCTTTGGCTAATTTGGATGACGAAAACACAGCTATTACTGATATTGACGCACCTAAGTTAGCTCTTATCAAATACGCTATCAAACGCTACGCTGGTATGCTAACAGCTACTAATAGCCTTTTGAAAGATACCGCCGAAAATATCTTGGCTTGGTTGAATCAATGGATCGCTAAGAAAGTGGTTGTTACTCGTAACAAAGCAATTCTGGAAAAAATCGCAGCACTTCCAAGCAAACCAAACATCACTAAGTTTGACGATATCAAAGACCTTGCTTTGAAAGGCGTTGACCCTGCAATTCGCTCTACATCATTCTTTATGACAAATACAAGCGGACTTGCTACTCTCGCAAAAGTCAAGAACGCAATGGGTGACTACTTACTGCAACGCGACCCAACGCAACCAGAACGCTATTTGCTTGAAGGCAAACAAGTCATTGAAATCGCTGACCGTTGGCTGGCAGATAACGCAGAAGCACATCCGCTTTACTTCGGAGACCTCAAGCAAGCAGTAACATTGTTTGACCGTGAAAGCATGTCTATCGAAGCGTCTAACGTCGCTGGAGACGCGTTCAGCTTAGACCAAACTAAAATCCGTGTCATTGACCGCTTCGACGTTGTAACAACTGATAGTGAAGCGTTCGTGGCAGCGTCATTTAAGACTATCGCAGACCAAGAAGCAAACATCAAATCAAAAGAATAGGAGATAGCTTATGAGCGTTGACATTACACGGTTTAACAAAGCTATGAATCTTGACAAGGACGAAGATGACGCTCTTGTCAAAGGTTATCTAGAAGCTGCCGAGAACTCAATCAAGAATGCGATAGGCGAGGACAAGTCAGGAAAATTTTACGCTCGAGAAGATGTCGCTTCTCTGCTAGATGTCGCGGTGATTGCGATAGCTGGTTCGTACTATCAATACCGCTTAAGTTTGTCTGACGCTCAAGCCTATCCTATCAACTTAACTTCTAACAGCATTATTGGACAGTTACGGGGTATGTATGACGTCTTTAAAGAAGAGGGGGTAGAAAATGGCTAAGCGCTATTTACCCTCTGAATTTAGCAAAGTAGCTAGCTTTGGAGAAATCAAATCAGCCCCAAACGCAGCTGGAGTGAATATCCCAAAATTTATAGGGCTATTTACTCTGCATTATCGACCGGTTAAGCGCACACATAACCAAACTTACTTAGCGAAGCAGAGCGGATTGGACGACACAGTCAATATCTGCATTCGGCATAACGAGAAAGTACATAGCAAAATGCAAGTCAAAATTAAAAACGTTAATTATGACATTGTAACCATAAGCCCCGACGATACAGAGGGCTTTGGGAAGTATGACTTTATCACGCTACGAGCTAAGAAAAAGGTAGGTGGCGCGTAATGGTTGGATTAGATAGCGCGCTTGAGGATTGGTTGAAGCAGGTCAAAGAGCTAACTAACTTGACACCAGACGAGCAAGCAAAAATTACAAGCGCAGGAGCGCGTGTGTTTAAAGACAAACTCGAAGAAACAACTCGCAAGAAGCATTATGACCACAAAAGAAAGTCTAGCGACAGAAAACATCTAGCAGATGATATTGTCATCCAGAAATCGGACATTGACAACCGCAAAACTGGTGTTTCGACTGTTGGCTGGAGCGATGGCATGAATGCAAATATAGCGCGTTGGCTAAATGACGGCTCGAAGAAACTGACAGGCGACCACTTCGTAACAGAGTTACAGCAATCTAAAGAAGTGTTAGAGGAAGTTTTAGCAGCTGAAAAAGAAGAATACCAAAAAATCCTAAGAAAGAGAGGTTAGTCTATGCTTGCAACTTTGGAAATGAAAAAGCTATTAGACGATGAGACAACCAGCGAAGTACAGAAAGTATATACTAGCAATCTCCCAAAAGAGGAACAAGGGAACATTGATGAGACAATCATTTTGATTACAGATGTTAATGCTGATCTTGGATTGACTGGGAACAATAGCTTTTTTAGCAAAACAACACAAATCGAAATCCAGATATTTTATAAACAAGATTTGGATTTTGACATTGAAGCATTTGAAAATCGGCTTTTGAAAATGCTAAAACAAAATCATTGGTCGATTAACGATATTAGAGGACACGCGACAGACCCCGACACATTTCAAATGACGGCGGTCTTTTATGTGTCAAAAGAAAATTTAATAAATTAAAAAATACAAAAAGGAGAAATATTGCATGGCAATTGTAGGTTTAAAAATGGTTACTGTTGCACTTGTCGACGATAACCAAAAATTGATTAAAGGTGCGGAAGGTCTTTCCGAAACTGGGCTTGTCGAAATTGATGATTCCATGTTTGGTACAAAGACCGCCAACATCACAAACTTGGAAGGCTCTGTGACCAAAGTGCCGGGAAATAACAAGGTGCAAGACGTTTACACAGCGCCTGGTGCTCCACAAGTCGCATTTGACTTTAACAACCTAGCTTTTGATTTGAAACAAAAATTAAAAGGCTACAAAGCTGACGGAAAGGGCGGATTTGTTTATCAAGGTCACAAGCCACACGTAGCGGTGCTCATTGAATCGCAAACACTTGACCGCAAGAACTCTGTGTTCTTTGGTTTTGGAGATGGAGTATTCCAAGAAACCACTCAAAATGTGGGCACTGATACAGATACGGCACAAACTCGTTCAGACGACAATATGACGTACAACGCTTTGACAACTACCGCCTTTGGAGACGAAACTCACAAGATTTACTACTCAGGCGATAGCAAGTTTGACAAAGCAAACATGCTAAAAGAAGTCTTCGGTGGTTACACAGCTGCAGCAGGTTCTGAATCACATCTTGGCTAAGTAACGTTTAGGCTAGGCAGTATAACAACTGCTTAGCTTTTATTTTTATAATTGAGGTAAAAAAATGGAAATCAAAAACATCAAAATCAAAGAATTAGGCAAAAAGTCTTTTGTTGTCTTAACTTCTAACCGCAACATTCGCCGCATGAATGAATTTCAGCTTGAAATTGCGAAAATCTCTGACATCGACGAAGACGCACCAGCAACAGAACAATTTAAAGCAAATATTGCGGTTATCGCTGCGACGCTTGCATTCTTACGCGCCATCTTAAATCTAGACGACGAGCAAATGGAAGTCTTGGAAGATTTGGACACAACGCGCACACAAGAAATTGCTAACTACTTGTCTAGTCGTTTGATGGGCTTGACAGACGAGCAATGGGAAGAAATCCAAAAGGAAAATGCAGAAAACCCAAAAGACGAATAAGCTGGGGGGAACGTGTCTTTGAATTGGAGAATGTACTGCAGGATTTAGATTTGGCAGAAAAACAAGCTCTAATCAACTTCGGGTGGACGTTGGATGAGTACGAAAACGCAGATTATTACCGCCTAAACGAAGTATTAGCTGCGAAAGAGATCAAAGATAGAGCGGTAGACCCTATGGCGTTTATAAAATAATAACGAAAGGAGGAAACTTATTTGGTAAAAGTACAAGCGCAAATGTCAACTGAAATTGCCCTTGACCTTGTGAGAGCATCAGAAAGTGTTAAAAACCTAACGAATGTAGTATCTACTGCGACGAACGCATGGAAAGCACAAGAAGCTCAATTAAAAGCAGTCGGCAACTATACGCAGGCAGCAGAGGCTCGCTATAAAGGCTTGGGTGACGCAATACAAGCGCAACAAGCAAAAGTAGACGCTCTGAAACAGAAGCAGTCGGAGTTGAAAGGGAATACTCAGCAAACTGCTGAACAGTATCTAAAATACCAACAACAAATCGACCAAGCGACCACTAAGCTATCTAGTATGCAGGCGCAGCAGGACAAAGCCAAACAGACTATGGAATATTATTCTAGCGGTTTGGCAGGCTTGCAGACTGACTACAAGAAGATGAATGAGTTGTCAGATAGCTACGTGAAACGACTTGAAGCTGAGGGCAAGAAACGACAAGCGGCACAAGAAAGAGCTAAAAACCTCAAAGAAGCCACTGAAAATCTAAGCAAGCAATACAAGTCGCAAGTTGACGAGCTTGAAAAAATCAAAAATAAAGCAGGCGCAACTAGCGAAGCTTACCGCAAGCAAAAGATAAGAGTTAATGAGACAGCAGCAGCTTTAGCAGGCTCGAAAGCCAAGATGAAAGCTGCCCGCGAAGAAATGGAAAAGCTCAATCCGACCATTTGGACGCGCATGCGGGATTCTGTCAAGAAATTTAATAGCGAAGCGCAAAAAACAAGTAAAATCGGTAGTCGTGTTAAAGACTTTGTAACTGGAAATCTGATTGCAAATGGTATTACCAACATCACATCAAAAGTTATCAGCTTAGCCAAAGAGGGCTATGCAGCCGCAGAAGCAGCGTCCAAGACGGCTGAACGCTGGCAAAATTTGGGTTTTGCAGAAAATGAGATCAAGCGAATCAACGCTGTTGTCAAAGACTTAAAATACAATACTAATCTTTCTGGTGGTGCAGTTGGTGAGTTGATTCTAAAGTTTCACGGAATCACTCACAACGTAGAAGAAGCTGCGGAACTCGCAAAAGGGGTTGGTAGCTTATCCGACCAGTTGAAACTCTCACAAGAGAGAGCAGAAGCGTTTGCTAGTGGACTAGGCAAAATTGAAGCGTCAGGAACAGTCACGGCTACATCTCTAAACAAGCTAGAGAAACAAGCGCCCGGATTAGTCCAAGCGTTGCAAAAAGCGTCTGGATTGTCAGAGCAAGCATTTTCTGATTTGCTCAACTCTGGCAAGATGACCTCTAAACAATTTAATGACATCTTAAAGTCTGCCGCACAAAACTACGAAGAAAACGCCGAAAAATACGGCAATACAGCCGAGGGAGCGAAAAAGAGGATAACTCTTGCATGGGCAGACACTAAGAAAGCCCTTATGAAGCCGTTAGTAAGCGTTGCTTCAACCGGCTTTAACCAGCTTGCAAATGTTTTGCAAAGTCCTGCTATCCAAAGCGGAGTAGCTAAACTCGGCGAGGGTATCGGCAAGATTGCGCAACACGCTACGAACTTGCTGAATTATATAGCAGCACACCAGAAAGATGTATCAGCCATTGTCGGAAATTTAGTTGAGATAACTAAAATATTTGGTGCCGCCGTTTGGGATGCCGCAAAAAATACAGTCGTCGGAATTGCTAACGGATTTAATAAACTGACTGGTAATAGCGTTAAGTCAAAAGATCCTATAAAGATTGTGGCTTCGGCTTTGAAAGAAGTCGGAAAGCACAAAGAAACAATTCAAACTGTAGGGCAAATTTTCTTTGCTTATTTCTTAAGCACAAAAATAGCAAACGGAATCACCGGATTTGTTAGTGGGATTACCGGTATTGTAGAAGGGTATAAGGCATGGAAGACCGCTTCGGAAGGCGCCACTCTTGCGCAGAAAGCCCTTAACTTCGCTATGGCATCAAATCCTTTCGGCTTTGCAGTTGTGGCTATAACAACGCTAATAACATCTCTTGTAGTCTTGTATCAAAACAACAAGAAATTCAAAAAATTTGTTGACGGAATCGTTAAAGCCGCTAAAGACTTTTTCAAAGGAATCGGCAAATGGTTCGGCAATGCTTTTAAGTCTATAGGTGGCTTCTTCTCTAACATTGGCAAAGGCTTTAACAAATTCAAAAAATCCGTATCGGACGGGTTTGGCAAAGGTATTGATAAAGTCAAAGAGTTTAACAAGTCTTTAGGCAATAGCGCCAAAAGTGGTGTCAAGAAGTTTACTAGTGCCTTTTCTAGCGGCATGAAAAAGACCGGGAAATTCTTAGGCGACGCTGGAAGGAAAGTAGGCGACTTCTCAAAAACAGTCGCTAAATTCCTGATTTTCAGCAATCCGTTTGTGCTCGGCTTTGCTTTAATGTATAAGCATAGTAAGCCTTTTAGAAACTTTATCAAAGGTCTAGTCAACGGTGCTAAGAACCTCTACAAGAATTTCAAAAAATTCTTTGGCAATACAGGCAAATTTATCGGCAAGACTTTTGACGGAATCAAAAAAGTCGTCTCGAAGAAGTACAATCAAGTCGCAAAATCTATCGGCGACACCTCAAAGAAAATTGGCAATGCTTGGAGTAAGCATTGGGAAAAAACCAAGAAAGCGTCGGGCATTGTCTGGGACGCAACCAAGAAAGAAATCGGCAAGAAGTATAACGACATTTCCAAGAATATTGGTGACACCTCAAAAGCTATAGGCAAAGAGTGGAACAAGCACTGGGACGGTGCTAAAGACTTTTTAGGCTCAACGTGGGATAAAATCAACAACTCCACTAAAGACAAATTTGGTAAAAATCTGACTACAATCTTGTTTGATAACCTTAAAGAAATCGTCAAAAAATTTGACGATACTTGGAAAGGCATAGGCGACGGATTTAAAAAACTTTGGGACAACATGAAGAAGTTGGCTCAAGACGGAATCAACGCTGTTATCGGAATTCCGAACAAAGGTATTGACGGAATTAACGACCTTATCCACGATTTCGGAGGCCCTAAACAAACAATCGGTAAGATACCAGAAGTTAAGTTCGCAAATGGTACTGGTTTGTTTAGCAGCCAACGTAACGCGATCACACAACCAACTTTAGCACTGCTAAACGACGGCAATGACAGCCCGGAAACAGGCAATAAAGAAATGGTCTTAATGCCAAATGGTAGCCATTTTATCGTACCGGGCAGAAACACTAAAATGTTACTTCCTGCCGGCGCAGAAGTCCTCAACGCTAGCGAAACGGCTCTTTTAATGGCAATGCAAAACCAAAAGGCATTTGCTAAAGGCACGGGCTTCTTTGGCAACCTGTGGAAAGGTATAACAAACTTTGGTGGAAGCGTCGCAAAAGTCGCAGGCAATGTTTGGGATGGCTTGAAAAACGGCGTTGAAAAATTCGCCAAAATGCTTTCGTTTATTGGCGAAGCGGTTCTCAATCCAACCAAGACCCTAGAGAAGAAATTCAACCCAAGTTCAAAGGGCATGGTCGGCATGTTTGATAACTTCGGCGGTATGCTATTTAAATCAGCAACGAACGGAGCGAAGACGTGGTGGAAAGAACTTTGGAACATGGCTAAGAGCGCTTCTAACGAGGGCGGCGTTGCTATGGGAGCGGTAGGGGATGACTACCGTTTTAAAAACAGAATAGCAGATAGCGGAGCTGACCCTTGGGGCTACTTCTTCAAGGAGTGTGTATCCTTTGTAGCTTCTCGTTTGGCTAACTTGGGGGTGAATCCCTCACTGTTTAGCGGGTTAGGCAACGGGAATCAGTGGGGCGCTGCAAGAGTACCGCATTTAAGTAGACCAAAACCGGGCTCGGTAGGTGTCTATACAGGAGGGCCTATCTCAAGCAACCACGTTGACTTTATCACGGCGGTTCATGGCGACACTATGGACGGCGAAGAGTATAACTGGATGGGAAATCACAGCTACCATCAATACAAAAACCGCCCTATTTCAGCGGCTTCTACCTTCCTAGATTTCGGCGTTAAAGCGGGGTCTAGCGGAGACGAAAAGGCTCTGAAAGATAAAAACCGCCCGCTACAAATGCACATCAAGAAACAAACCGGAGGTATGTTTGACTGGATTAAGAAATGGCTGGCACCGCTCGAAGAGGGCACAGCAAGTGACGGAGGAGCACAAGCAGGAAATCCCGGCGGTTCTGGCGTTGAACGTTGGCGTCCGTTTGTAGAGCGTGCGCTGGAAGCAAACGGAATCGCAGCTACTAGCTATCGTGTGGCTAAGATTTTAGCAACTATCAGACGCGAATCAAATGGTGACCCGACCGTCCAAAACAACTGGGATAGTAACGCTCTAGCAGGTCACCCGTCTATCGGTCTTATGCAGACAATCGGGCCTACATTTAACGCTTACAAGCACCCCGGACACAACAACATCAGAAACGGTTACGACAACTTGCTAGCTGCTATTAACTACATCAAACATAGATACGGCACATCTGACGCTGCATTCCATCGTGTGGCAAGTTATGGCTACGCAAACGGTGGTTTGGTGTCTAAACATGGCTTGTATGAGATTGCAGAGGGTAATCAGCCAGAATATATCATACCAATGGACGCAGCTAAGCGAGGACGTGCTTGGCGGCTTCTACAGCGCGTTGTAGGCCAGTTCGTGGGAGAATCACCCACCGACAACTCAAACGGTGCTAGAGACGAAAATAACGCCATTAAAACGCTATCCGATAAATTGGATACAATGATAGCTCTACTAAGTCAATTAGTAACAAACGGAGCAAATCCAATTGAACTTCGCAACATCATTGACGGACGAAGTGTAGCGGCAGGTCTAGCGCCTTACATGGCAACAGCCAATACAAATTACGAGCGCAGACAGGCGCTGCTAAGGGGTGAAATCATTGAGTGATAATGGAATCAGCATAGAATTTAATAAAATTGATATTTTAGCAGAGTTGAGCAAGCTAGGCGGAAACGCTACTACGTTAGATGTTAATCGTGGAATTATCGCGCAAATCACAAATAATTATCAGGAGCAGGGTGCACGGCGTTACGGTCAACAGTATCTCTACAATACATTGGCAGTTAAGCAAATTCCCGTCTCTATCAAGCTGACAGGAACACCTACATACTTCAACCAAGCCACCCAATTTTTGGGTGGCTTGTTAAATGTTGAAGCTCCTAAAAAACTGATTTTTGGGGATGAGCCTAACAAGATTTGGTTAGCAGTACCTAGCGGAGCACCCAGCCTAACGTTTGACCACACAACATCACCACCGACAGCAACCTTATCTATTACATTTGACGTCCCACGCGCCTATGGCGAGAACAAGAACGCAGTTGTGGTAGGAAACAACTTATCGAGCGAATACGGCACGATAACCAAAATTAGCAACAGTCATTATAAGGCGAAATTGAAGAATTTAGGCACAGCGCCTGCAGCACCAAAAATCACAATCAAGCACAATTCGGAGAATGGGTGGATTGGTTTTACTTCTGCAGAGGGCGTCTATGAGTTAGGCGACCCAGAAGAAGTAGACACAAAGCCGGTTAAGAAGTCTGAGATATTGTTTGATTATGCGTCTAATAACTGGATAACAAAAGGCTTTGCGGAAGGACAAAAAAACGTTGCTATCTTAAACGATAACACCCAGAACTTAAATGGAACACTTGCCATTGATAACGCTTGGGGGCGTCCGCATATTGCTCTTGCTAACCGCGGAAGTGGTTCACAGCCAAACAACGCAGGCTCTATTACGTGGGAAATTCCGGTAGATAGCAACGGTGAGAAAGGCACATTAAACGAGTATATCTGGTGGCGACAAATCTTTTGGCTAGGTGCGGCAAATCAGCTCGGCTTTATCAAAATTTCCGTTTCTGATACAGAGGGGAAATTTCTTTATGGCGTAGAAACAATCAAAAGGTCGAATGGTCTGGGGTGTGAGTACAATTTCTTAGCTTCTAACGGAAAAGGTGGATACAAACTTATCAATCAGTGGCTTTTCTATGGCACGCATAGAGAAGATTATAATCCATTTAATGAGCCAAGAGGTGCGTCGGATTTATTACGTCGTGACGATATGGTGCAAGTGTACTGGTGGGGTTCGTATCCGCAATGGCACATCCCCGAAATCAAAGGGCGCAAGTCTGCTAAAATCCATGTGGCAATCGGGGCTTTTGGGGATAAACCACAAGTAACACATGCTTATCTAGACGGCATTATTTACCGTAAGGATTTTATCGACAAAATAGAGGATATCCCAAACCGCTATCGAATGGGGTCGGTTGTTGAAACAGATATGTCAACAAGCAAATCGTATTGTGATAATCTCCCGATTTTAGACCAGATGACGGATGGGTCAGAACCGCTTTTATTGCCTGTCGGAGAAAGCGAACTAGATATTTATTTGTCAAGCTGGAACGAAAAAGAGCCGGACATTAAAATTGCATGGAATGAGAGGTATCCTTAATGCAAATAGTTGTACATGACAACAAAATGCGTAAAGTTGCGTTAATAAATAATAACTATCCAGACATGCTATCGTTTAATAGCGACACATGGCATAGATACCTCCCACAAGCGACCAGTACCTTTGATTTTACAATCCCGAAATTGTATAACGGACGGCTACACGAAGATTTAGGTTTTATCAACGATAAAGCCTATTTTTCTTTCAAATTTCAGGGGAGACATCATCTGTTTTATGTTGCAAACATCACAGAGGACGATTTTAACATCACCCTTAATTGCAATAACACAAATTTAGAACTTGTCAACGAGCAATCAATTCCATTTACGAGCAATAGCGCGCAAAATATAGCGTGGTATTTGCAACACATGGAATTGCTTACATTTGCGACTTTGGAAATTGGGGTCAATGAGATTGCGGACAAAACACGCACACTAACTTTTGAATCGCAAGAAACGAAGTTGTCACGTTTACAATCTCTGATGTCGCGTTTTAATGCAGAATTTGAGTTTGTCACAGAGTTAAATAACAACGGCACGCTTAAACGGATTGTGTTAAACATCTATCACGAAGCAGACAACGAGCATCATGGAATTGGTAAAGTTCGGGGTGACGTAGTTCTGCGCTACGGGAACGATGTCAAGGGCGTACAAGTCACGACCGACAAGACACAGTTGTTTAACACTGGTGTATTTACGGGAGCAGACGGTCTTACGCTAAAAGACGTAGAACGCTCTGATAAGAACGCTGACGGTGTTGAGGAGTTCTACACGCGCAAAGGCAATTTAGCCGTCTATGCTCCTCTATCTATGGAGCAGTACCCAGCTAGCGTGAAAGACGGTGATAACTGGACACGCAAGGACTTCCAGACTGAGTACACAAACGTTAACGACTTGCTAGCTTACGCTTTTAGAACAATCAAGCAATACGCTTATCCAATTGTCAGCTATACCGCAAGCATTCAATCAAATTTTCTCAACGACTATCAAGATTTAGTCTTGGGTGATACGGTCAAAATCTACGACAAAAACTTTGTTGGTGGGTTAATCTTGCAAGCGCGCGTGACAGAGCAAGTTATTAGCTTTAGCAATCCAAACAATAACACGTTAACCTTTTCTAATTATGTAAAATTAGAATCCAAAATATCAGACACGTTGCGCAATCGCATGGCTGAAATGATTGAGGCACGCTTGCCTTATACGCTTAAAATGTCAACGAGCGCAGGAACGAGTTTTAAAAATGGAACGGGAGAGAGCATTGTAATGCCCGAATTATACAAAGGGCAAAAGAAGATTACAGACGCTACTTACCGCTATTATTTCGGCTCGGAAATGACGACAGGGCAGACTTACAAAGTATTAGCCAGCAAGATTGAGAATAAGCAAGTGCTAACCGTTGCTGCTTATGTTGGGAATGATGAGGTGGCAAGAGACAAGCTGACATTTATCAATGTGACTGACGGTAAGAATGGTGTCAAAGGCGATAAGGGAGAGAGTGGTAGCTCTCTAAGATTATTTACAACCAATTATCGCTATAACCAAGCCTTTATCAACCAATATAGCGCCGATGGGTATGTTGGCGTTTGGAATGTCAACGAGAATACTGCAGGCGTAAAAGCCGGTGATAGCGTACAAATGCGGGTGTTTAACACTGACAAAAATAGCAATAGTTGGATAATTGCTAGTGTCGTATCTGTAGAAAATGCAAATAGCATTAAGTTGCTATCAAGGGGTTTAGTTGAAAATGGTGACAAAGGAGAACGTGGAGAAAAGGGAGCGATAGACGAAGAGAAGCTCAAAGAAATCGAACAGAACATCAACTCAAAGGCTGACCAATCCCTGACCCAAGAGCAAATAAATGCTTTAAATGAAAAAAACGCTATTATGAAGGCCGAATGGGAGGCTAAAGCCAGTCTCGATACTTTAAATAATCTAATAGCGGAGTATACAAGGTATAAGTTACAAAACGATAAAGATAAGGCCCAGTCGGAAAAAGATTTAGTCTCACTTAATCAAAGACTTGTTGAAAATATTAGAAATTTAAAGGAATTAGCAGAGCGCTGGAACTTTCTTGATAAATATTTTCAAGTCGGGAACGAGGGTATCGTCTTTGGTGAGCAGAACGGAAATACTTGTGCAAAAATGAGTAATGATAGATTCTCGATATTCTCCGCCGGTACCGAAGTTATGTATATATCACAAGGAACGCTATTTATTGAAAACGGTATTTTCTCTAAAGCAATCCA